AATATCATCTGGTACTTCAATAACCATTTTACCGTCTCTCATTTGTGACATATTAGTAATAAATTCACGATCTTCCTCAGATATATCAAATCCTTTAGCCATCATTTGTGAGTTTATTTGTAGGCGTTCAGAGGATGCGATTGCCCCCTTCGTTAATTCACTTATAGAAACCCCTAAAGAATCAGCCATTGCTTTAGCTCTTCTTAAATTGACACCCGTTACTTCAAATCTTCCTTGTTCTTCATTATATGTTGCTAACCCTGAAGCTGCATTTATTAACGCGTCTTGTAATCCCTCAACATCATTGGTTGCCATATACATTAATCGTAATGGATCATTAAACGCTCCGATTGCACCTCCAATAACCTGTAAATTTGCGGCTAAATCAATTGCACCCTCTGGACTCCAAACTTTATCAGCAATTTTAAATGATTCATCAATATTCATTCTGAATTCAATGGATTTCTGAACCATTCTAGCAAGTCCTTCTGTTCCATTTTTAAATCCATACTCATTTATTTTTGCTAGGTTCGCCATTAAAATTTCGGTTGTCTTTTTACTATTCAACCCTAATTGAAGCGAGTTAATACCAGCTTTATCTATTGCTTCGCTAGCATCTTTTGCTCCTAGCCCGATATTCATGAACTTATTAAGATTTTCACCCATTAGTCTAATATCACCCACGAAGGCTCGGCTTGTTCCTGCAACAGACTCCATTGTGTCTGAGTTAATAATATTAAATCTGCCAGATAAATCCATAGATGATTTAATAAAATCACCAAGTTGATCCATACCATATCCAAGTCTGAGAACCGCAGGATAAGCTTGCATCATTTCTGATCTAAAATCTTTAGATAATTCACCATGAATTCCTATTCCCTCATTAATTTTATTGTGTAATGCGGCTTCTTGTTGAAGTTGTAAAATAATTTGACCTTCAAGTTTTTCAATAAATCCTTTCTCGTTAGCTATATCAGAAATTAAAGACATTTCATTAGGGTCATATCCTGATGTTTGAACTCTTTGACTTTCTAACGCTTTTACTATAAAACTTGGTTCTGATGTTGGGGTAGATATAGACCCCCCGCTCGATTTTTTACTTTTGTAATATGATCTAATATAAGCTTTATCCTTATCATCAAGATTATCAAATTCAGATCTCCCAAACGATCTAATGAAGTCGTCTAGCGTGTCTTTTGTCGCCATTAACGCAGCAATTTTTTCTCCCATATCTTATAAATATTAGACTACCCCTTTTTGTAAAGAAATTAGTCGATTTGAATAATATTTTCTTAAATAAACTGGCATTGTGAAAACATCTGAGTATGAAAAGCCTTTTTTAATAAGATATAAGATTTCATCCATCTGAGTCTCATTAGAGTCCATAGAAGACGCGAAAAAAGTCGAGCCCCAGAACAATGCTGACATTGATCTCATCTCCAGATGGGGTCTTTACTTTTTGTGATAAATCAAGCGATGGCTTGTTTTCGATTATAAATTTTTTAAAATCTTGAGAATCTTTAATTGGTAATGTTTCAATAAAGTTATAAATAAACATTGGGTCTCTATTACCATTTACAGATTTAATCATATATTCTAATTGTTTTGTAACTTTTGGAGGAACTGTAGTTCGATTCCATGATTTTAAATACTCCTCAATTTCTTTTTCATCTTTTGCTGAAAGGAATTTAAATGTTACATCAACATTTGATTTTTTCATGTGGTAAGTATACTCACCGTTTTCGTTTTCAACTAAATTAAAGTCCTTTATTTTTAATATAGATAAGTCAATTTCCGTTTCAAACATTTTACCTGTATCAGGATCTTCAACTTGAATAGAATATGTTGATCCATATGCTGTATTTCGAAGAAATATTAAAATTGCGTCAAAGTCTTCTTTGACGATATCATCAACAGGAAAATTTTTATCAAGTATTTTTCTTTTTAAAATTTCTTTAAATAATTCCCCACTATTAATTAGTGTAGGCGATGATAAAATATTTTCATCAGACGCGGTTAAATATGATACTCTTACCGATTTTGGCCTATTTGGGTAATAAATTCCCTGGCTTGGAAGAGTTACAACATCATATGGTATTTTTGGATCTATGTTTATTTGTTCCATAAAGTTTTTTTTTATAATATATATCTAATTTTATGTTTTTTCAATATTATATTTCCTTTTCATAGCTACTTTTATTTTTCTGTCCAAATGGATTACAATTAGTACAAATTGGTTGTAAAAAATGAAAATTCCATATATCTATTTTTACATAGATATACGGAATTTTATTTAGGATGCAAAGGATATGTATATTTTTTTTAGTATACTTGTATACAACGATCCATGCGTAATGAAACTTCTACGGTTGCAAGATCGTCCCTTGAATAATCTAATGATCCACCATTGAAGTTAGTTAAGAAACATCCTTGAAGTATCTATATTTCAATCACAACTCCTGTTGGATCTAACATTTCAAGCTCAACATCTTTCTTGTATCCTGAAGCGTATCCCATACGACCTGTCACTGATTCAGCGTGTAATCTAAACCACTCCATAAGAGCTTGAGTTGCGGATGGCCCGATTGGATCTCTAAATGTTACACTTATTTCTTCCCATGTAAAGCGACCGGCAACATAAGTTGATGTATTTAAAAATTGTATTTCAGTTGAGTTTATCTTTGCTTTTGGTCTTGATGCAGAACTTACGTACCATTCGTTGATACCTAAAGACGAAGGAAATCTTAAGATAAATCTATTCTGCCTTTTTGGTTCAAATGGAACCGGCATTTTCATTAATAAATCGGCCATATTGTTTTAATTATTTTCTAAAATTATTTCTTTATCAATAAATAGTTTAATTATGAAAAAATTCAATTTAATTAAAAATATTTTCATTAATTTGAAGATTATTTACTAAAAGACTTGATTATGTCAAAAATTTTTCGTATTTTTTCTATACTAGTAAAAAGGGCCCAGTATAAAATATTACTAGTGCTTTAATATAAACTAGATATTATATATATAATTATAACTAGCATTATTAATATAAATATATCTAGATTAAATATGGGCCCAGTATACTGGGGAAATTTTTAAAAAGTATCAAAATCAAAAAGGGGGATATACATCCCCCTTCTCTCTTTTAATAATTCTTCAATTAAATATTATCAAATGAAGCTCCTGAATTTCCAACAACGAATTCAATTTCTAAAAATTCTAAAGACTTAATTGGTCTTATGAATAATTTTGCTCTTAATGTTGATGAGTCTAAATCTTCAACGTCATCCGAAACTTTAACATAGAATTCGCTTAATCCTCTTTCTTTTTTAATAGATTCTAGAATTGGATTAACAAGTCTATAAAAATCATTACGTACTTGTTCATCATTTTGGTCAAATACTAATCTTACTGAAACAGCTGAAATTAATTTTCTTGCTCTTAGTAATAATCTTCTTACGTTTAATTTGTTCAACGCAGATTCTCTTACTTGAAGAGTGTTATTACCCCAAATAATTGTTCCAGTATCAGAGAAAGTAGCTATTGGGTTAATTCTATTTTTATAAAGAATATCTCTTTCATCTTGAGTTAACTTTTTAATAGCTTTAATAGATTTAACTAGTCCTCTTGCATAACCAGCGGTTGCAAACCAAGGATAAGACACATTATCAGTTAATGCTATATTTCTTACAATTTCACCTGTTGGTGGTAAGTATATTTGAGTAGCATTTGTTGTATCACGAACTTGTATCCAAGGCCAGTATACTGCTGAATAGTTAGAGTCAAATGATGTAGATTGTAAATCATCAATTATTGTTTCAGCATCAGTTTCGTTTGGAGGGCTGATTATATAAATACTATCTGCTCTATCGTTTTCAATCATCTCAATTGCTTCTGAAGTTAATGAAGAATGATCTCTGAAATTTAATCCAGGAGTAGCAAATACGTTAATATTTACAGATTCAGGATTAGAGAAAGTATCAATACCGTCTAAGAACGCGTAGTAATCTGAATTTCCTGATGTTGGGCTAAAAACTCCAGTTTGTGAAGTTGTTCCTGAATAATATACACTATTTGGATTAGTACTGAACACATATTGATCACCAAATGTTCTTACGTCACGATATATATCCCAACCATCAAATCCACCTGCAGTTGCAAAAGTAAACTTACGATAAGCGATATTTGAAAGTAGACCCTTGTTAATACCTTCTAGATCATACTCAGTTGTTTTAAATCCTGAAATATTACTAGCATTTGTTGATAAGTGGAAACCGTCAGTAACACCTGTTGTTTCTTTTCCTTTAAATTTAAGTAAATCTGAGTCAAATCCAATTTGTGAAGAAATACCAAGGCTTACTTTTCTTAATTTATCACCAGATGAAATTAATTCATTTCCTTGTGCATCATATCCAATAACGTCACCTGATGAATAATATTTTGTTTTATAAATTATTTCACCAAGAGTTGAAGATCCAAATGAAGTATTAGAGTCATATCCTCTAAAACCAGCTGGGATTGCATCAACAGGATAATTTTCTGCTAATTCAATCATAATATGTTTTGAACGAAGTTCATATTCTCCATCAGATGTACCAATTTTCTTTCCGATAAATCCAGGATTGTATGGATTCATACTACATCTTGAATATTTTTCAATCATCACCATATTGTCATCGGTATCGTTAAAGTTTCTTACAAAAAGGTCAAACTCCATAGTTTCAATATTAATATTCATGATTGTGATTTTAACTTGGGTATTTGAAGATTCACCGTCTGATATTGTAATAACTCTAAACAAGTCTGATACAGTATTACCACGGACTTCAGAAACAACAAATGGTGACGCACTTGTTGTCCATGAAGAAAGGAAATTGTTGTTTGAACCAGAGTCTTCAATATTTGATATTAAAGTTGATGAAATGCCACGGATATGTCCCATTTCATATGCTTTTGAAATCAATGTTGGATAAATTTCATAAACATATACAGGAAAATCAGATTTTGGTTTATCAAAAACCTCAGTTCCTAATACTTTTGAAATGTATTTTTTAGAACTCGAATCAAGAGAACAAACAAAAGTTTTGGCTTGTGAAGTTAATCCTGTAACATTAATAGAGAATTCTGAAAATGGGTCTAATCCCAAATCTGTTGTATTAGATAAGGTAATTCCTGTTAGTGATGTAACTTCTAAATTCAAGGCTTGAGATGTGTATGACCCTCTAGATCTCAGAGCAGCAACAGTAATATTATGATATGTGGTATCTAAAGTAGCTTCAAACTTAAACTCTGTAACATTGAATTTTGAGGTTCCTCCATCATACACAAATAAATACGAATACAAATAATCGACAGTTGTATCATCTCCAGGAGTTGATTGGGTATAAAAATCGTTTCTCCACAACCTGTTCGTCGGTTCGTTTGTTAAATCACCTGTTAATGGTGAATTTAGCTGTACTCCTGATATAGGAAGTTGATCGGTAGGTACATATCCGAATGTAAACCATTCATCTGTATGACCTGTTGTGTATCCACTAAAGTTAGACTCTAAGTATGACTCTAAACTAACACCTGATGATGTAGTTTTAGTTATTGCTATTGATCCGTATGCTGATCCTGAAGTAAATCCAGTATCGCCAGGGGCTATAGTAACAGACGATTGACTTGACAAATCACCTAAAACAATACCTCCTAATGTTTTAATACCAAAAGTAATATTTGGTTTATATCCTGTTTTTCCAAGGATTCTCGTAACAAAAAGTTGATTAGATTCTTCTAAGTATGACTTTGCAACGTACGGTAATTCATATTTTGGGTTTCCATTACCATCTTTTAATGGTGAAATATCACCAAAGAAGGTTTTGAATTCATCAAAATTTGAAATTAATATAGGTTCAAATGCTGGCCCTTTTAAAGTCTCACCAACTAATCCAAGAGTTGTTACACCAACGCTTTGTGCTACGAATGTTAAATCGGTCTCTGAAGTATAAACACCTGGAGACACGAATACTCTGTTTGAAGTTGCCATTGATAATTATTTTTTATTATTTTATTAGTTTATATATAAATATCATGGTTTTAAGCAAAGGTATTGTGATATTTATCTTAAAAGATCCTTATATATCTTTTATTATCTTTATAAAAAATAGAATCATGGAAACTAGTATTAAAAATGTGAAAATCAGTAGTATGCACCACAAGATGTTAAAATCCTATTGTGAAAAAAATGGATTAAAAATTGGAAAAATTTTAGAAAAATGGATAGAAGACCGATGTCGAGTTAAAAAAAGTGATATTTACGGGGAACTTTAATAGATATACATAACCCTAACTGATGATCCAATTGGAGGAGCCGCAGAGAGTGTAATTGAATTTGAACCCGAGACAATATACCCTGAGTTTTCTTCTTCTATTAGACCATTAATATCAACAATAATTACGCTACTAGCATCTCTTATAAGAGTGAATACTAAAGACGACCCATCATAGGTAAAGTATTCAGTAGTAATATCAAGAATCTTTCCATATGCGTCGACAAACATAGCGTTTTTATCGGCAAAATATTGAATTGTTACCACACTTCCAGACGGTGGTGGTGAAGCAAATGTAATTCTTGATGTCCCGTAAATATGATAATAATCAATATCTTTTTGTTGGGATAATCCGTTTACTGAAACATTAAATAAAACTGAAATGGCCTCTCCAACGCTAAATAAAGTTTTATTACCATCAGCAACGAAGTTAACAACCTTTATTTGAACAGTTTTATTTATTATTTTTCTTGTGGTTGATGTTACATCACCCATAAACTCTGTCATTAAGAACACCCGATTAATTGCTGGCTTAACTTCAAACTCAGCATCATCCAACAAATATCCTAACATTATAAATTTATAGGTCTGTAAGTAAAACCTACGACCATCCATTAATTCCATTGGAGTATTATCCTCAATTGAATCAATAACAATAGGAATATAGTGGCCTTTAATTGTTGTGTAAGACTGCTTTGATGCAAATTTATGTAAAACAATAGAATTAAATTTATTTAGTATTTCCAGTTCAGTACATACTATGATTACATCAAACGAAACATCAATCGGAACAGGCTGTGGAATTTTATAGACATCCGCACCCATTTGTGTGCCATTCCAAGTTTTAACTGTTGCATAATGAAATGTTTTTCTATCAGGTATTGTATGGAAAACAGATGGACGAGACCCAATTTGTGGATCGGGTTTTCTTATTAATGCAATAAATGGTAATTTTACATTTCCATCTTCATCTGAATATTCCCAAGTGGAGGTAAATTCACCCCATCTTTGAACGGTTAAAATTTTAGGTATAATAGACACTTCATCGTCGTCAGTATTAAATTTAAAATTTGATTTAACAAAATCCATCATTCCAAGATCTAAATCTTCATGAAAAATGGGTTCAGGTAAATACGTGTCGTGTTTTGTTACATTATCTAACAATTCTTGCCGTCTATCAGTATTAGTGTTAGGCGGATAAATGGTTATTTGATTTTTTCTTTTTGGTATTCCCATAATTCATAAATATAAATAAATTTATTTTGGACGATATAATAATGTTGTATCTATAACCATAACTATTAAATCATTATAATCCATATCACCGTTCAACTAAACTTACACAAAATTATACAAGTCATCGTTTTCTTGTTTCATCCTTACATTACTTTTTAGGGGTATTTCTACCTTATCATCCATAAGAGGTAAGTCCGCAAGCGTAAATTCGGGAAAACGGTTCCCTATTTTTATAAGTCTCTTTCCTTCGTTCAATATGTTTACCGCAGCATTATAATCCCTATCATGTTCAGTTCCACAGTCAGGGCATTTCCACGACCTTTCCTTCAAACTCAATTCTTTGTATTTATAACCACAGACGGAGCATATCTTCGAACTAGGATAGTATCTATCAATTTCAACCAACAATTTGTCATACCATTCAGACTTGTACCTTAATATCTCTTTGAAACGAGATAAAGATAATTCTTGAATTGATTTAGCCAACTTGTGGTTTTTCATCATTCCACGCACATTCAAATCTTCCATCACAATAACTTGGTTATCGTTAAGTAATGAATTTGCTACATAATGTAAATAGTTTTCTTGTTTATTATTCAGTTTCTCATGAAACTTAGCAAGTTTTATTCTTGCTTTATTTTTATTATTACTACCATTTTGTTTTTTAGATAGTTGTTTATTTAACTTTATTAATGTTTTTTCGTTTTTTCTTTGTAACTTTAAATTTTCAAATACTTCGCCTGTTGATGTTACGACAAAATCCTTGATACCCAAGTCGATACCAACCATCTTGTCAATTTTTTTCTTTTCTATAACTTCATCAGAACTTACAAGGATAGATAGAAAGTACTTACCACTTTTGGTTTTGGATAAAGTTGCAGATTTTATTCCATCTTTATATTTGTTAAGATAAACATGATATTTATCGGATGTTTTAAACTTGATGTTCTTTAATTCTCCAGACAATGATATCATATTACTCAAATAATTGTTTTTTCTTGAAATTGCTTCCAATGGAAACCTACATGAACTTATGTTATCATGTTTTGATTTAAAATTAGGAAACCCATTACCATTAACAAAGAAGCGTTTGTACGCTTCCATTAGATTCATTATGGATTGTTTCAGCACTTTTGTATTGTGTTCATTCAACCAATTATAATCGTTGTTTTTTGTCAAATCATTGTGAAAATACGAACCAAGTTCTTTAAGATTTAAGTTTGTTTTATCTTTTATGTACGAATCTTTTTTAAGTGAAAGACATTGATTATACACAAAACGATAACACCCAAGAAGTTTGTTGATATAAATCTCTTGTTCATTGTTTGGATATAATCTTATTTTAATCGCCTTTAACATAAATTAAATTAATGGGTATTTTCTCACCCTTATATAAATATATTAATATTTTAAAAAATACATGAAATAAAAACAAAAGTAATTTTTATCAAGTTTGTTTATATTTGTGTAAGTTTAACGTTAACTGTTTAGCACCCCCAAGGTCTTCAAACGCGACTATAAAGTTTCTATTATAGTTTTTACCTGTAATTATTGGATTATATTCAAGTTCACTTATATAAGTTACCGAAGGATTGTCGTTTTTTGAAATATCAATCGTCGTTGATACATTAGTTATTGCAATGGTATCAAATCCTCCACTACTTTTTACCAAGGGGTTTCTTGTTACTACAGAATACGAACCCTCTTTTACAGGGATTGTATATTCTTTAGTTAAGTCAAATCTTGTAATAAGAGATATGTCGGGTTTCGGTGTTTCTATCCATTCACATGAAGTAAAAGATAGGAATAGTATTAAAATTAAAATTATTTGTTTCTTCATTTTTTATATTCCTCTAAATTCTGATTCTTGAGCTGGAACACAAGTTATTGTTCTATAAAACGGAACAGTTCCAAACATTTTATGTTTATTATCCGAAGTTACTGATCCATCATTAACAACGGTGTAATATCTTAATTTATTTTCATCATCAGGATATCCAATATAATCCCCATATTTTATATCTGCATTTAATTCTTCTAAATGTTTAATATAAATTGAAAAGGTAAGATTACCTGGCTCATTATATCTCATTAAACCATTTTTATATGTTACGTTTTTCGGCTCATCAATTTTAACAATTGCATTAATTTCAACAGGTAATTTAAAAACTGTTTTATCTTTGCCAGCTTCAGCATATATACTGTTATTATCAGTATGTAATCTATCAACTTGGTAAAGAACTAATTTCATATTTAAATCACCATGAAGATATTCGCGTCCAATTTGAACATGTAGTTCTAAATCATCATGTGAAAAAAATTTTGAAAGTCTCGTTATAGGTAGTTTGTTTTCCATTATATTAATATATGTTATATCTAATAAATAGTTTAGTCTTACATTATTTTTGGGTATATTTATATACTATTAAAGATAAAGAAACAATATGGGAATACCCGAAGTAGATGCGAGAGAGATACTATTAGAGTATCGAGGGGCAAACAATCAAATGCTGGAATGGAAAAAAAAGTTCGAGTATATAAAATTTTTTAAATTAACACGAACTCAAGCGGACTATGTTATAAAAAATAAAGATGTAGTTCCTAAAGTTGCCCGTAAATATATTGAGATCATACCAAGTTTTGGCGAAAAATTAATGGAGCAACGATTATTGATTAAAGTTCCCGAAAAAATATGGTGTGAAAAATTATTATGTGAAACAGATAAAGCATATCATATTTGGGGGAAAATTCTCGAATCTGATCAACTTTATGCCATGTGGATCCCTAAAATGGCAATAGTTCAACCTGAAAAAAAATTAAACAGAGTTATTGATTATAGCCCATATAGTCACCGACCTCCAATGGAACACCAAAAAGTTGCTATTGAAAAACTATTAGCAAATGATAGATTTATACTTGCTGATGAAATGGGTCTAGGAAAAACGAGTAGTGCGGTAATTGCAGCATTAGAAACTGGGGTAAAGAAAATTCTTATTGTTTGCCCTGCTTCTTTAAAAATAAACTGGGCCAGGGAGATTGAAAATTATACTAAAAGAAGGACATTAATTGTACAAGGGGGTAAGTGGGGAAGCACATTTGACTTTTATATAATTAATTATGATATCTTGAAAAACTATCATTTTATGGAAGAAGATCTCAAACATAAAAATTTGATAGTTAATGAAAAGTTCGATTTAGCAATCGTAGACGAAGCACATTTTTTATCTAACCCTTCAGCTATTAGAACAAACCTTTTAAATAACATTTTAGAGTCAATTCCGAAGGTTTGGTTGTTAACGGGTACTCCTATGACATCCAGACCGATTAATTACTTTAACCTCCTTAAAATCGTTAATTCTCCATTAACTTTGAATTGGCAAAGTTATGTAAAGAGATACTGTGGGGGATATCAATTTAGGGCTAATAATCGAAAAATTTGGAATACTAACGGAGCAACGAATCTGGATGAATTAAGAGAGAGAACAAAGTCGTTAGTTCTTCGTAGATTAAAGTCTGATGCTATTGATCTTCCTGAAAAAATTATTTCCCCCGTTTACTTGGAGTTAGATAATTTAATGTATAATAGTGAAATGGAGGAATTTATCCGTATTACTCAAGAGCAAAGACAGAAAGAAAGTTTATCGGTTACAATTAACCGATTAATGAAAATACGACAGATAATTGCCGTTGAAAAAATACCATATACCTGTGAATTGATTGACAAGTTTCTTGAAGAAGATAAAAAAGTTATTGTCTTTACTAACTTTACAATGACATTGGATATGTTACGTGAAAAATATCCAAAGAACTCCGTTGTATTAGATGGACGAATGAATCAATATAAAAGACAAGAGAGTATCGACAAGTTTCAGAATGACCCAAAAATTAAAATATTCATAGGTAATATAATTGCTGCCGGCGCGGGAATTACATTAACCGCAGCTGAAGGGGTTATTATGAACGATTTATCATTTGTTCCTGCACATCACTTACAAGCAGAAGACCGAAGTCATAGATATGGGCAAAAAAATACAGTAATTGTTTATTATCCCGTATTTGAAAATACTATTGAAATTATTATCCATAATATTCTTCAGAAAAAGAAAAATATTATAGACCAAGTTTTAGGTGACGGTGAATATTCCGAGAGTTTTACTAAAGAATTACTTAAAGAGATTACTTAATTCGTCTAACTTATTTTTGACTAGTTCTTCTAAATGTTCGTCATTCGGATCGGCTAAATTCAAAATTAAAACCTTTTCAATTTTGTCATATTCATCAGTTTGTTCAACAAGTTCGAAATAATTTGTTGAACTTTCTTTTTGTATTGTAAATGAAATATCATTTTTACTAACAATAGTTAATATTTCATGTAACATTTCAGGGATTGGCATATTTTCTTGTTTTTTATAAAATATTTGATTATATGGAACTAATAATGTGCTTGAACCATCTTTTTTCTTTATGTTTTCGTTTTTAAAAACAATAATAGATGATGTAGTCCGTTTTCCGTAAGGAAGTCCACCATAAATAAAATAATGGCAGTCATTGTAGGTTAATTTATTCGGAGACCCATTAACATAATAAAATCCTCCATAATTTTTGTCTGTATAATACCCACTTTTAACTTGAAAATTATTTATTTCACCTGAATCCAAAACTATAGATAAATCAACTCCGTTTACCATGTCATTTTTATCCCCAGTACGAAACCCATATGTCATTTCAACAATATCTGGAAATATTTTTGTGATATTAGTTAACACCAAAGCCATTGTAATATTTCCATATGCCCATGAATGATTTAAAAGGGAATAAATATGATTAAAATAGACATCGGTAATTTTTTTTGTAAAATACAAGTCATAATTATTATGTAAAAACAACATTAATTTTTCGACATTTATTTTGTTAGTCTCTAATTTACCAAAGTCAGTAAAAATATTAGGGTCTGAAGTAATAGCCTCTCCGACTAGATATTTACAAATTGAAGGATGAGTATTCATACGATTTAAATCATCCCAAGATTTTGTTTTCGGGGTTAAAATTCCAGTTGATTTATTACCCTCACAAAATCCCCATCGACCGAGTTTTTTCATATTATATTCATGCATGTTATCAACTCGGTTCATATATAATTTCCCAAAACCAAAATCGTCTTTACGTTGGGCAATTAAATCATTAATTTGTTTTACTTCAGGTAAATCAAAATGATTTTTTATAGTATATATATTTTTATCCATATTTAATAATATAAGATATTT